TGAGGCTGAGCTTCTGGCAGGTTAAAATGGGGAGAAATTTCTCGTTTTAACTTGTACTAAATCTTGACATAGGACCAGTTTGGGCATGGTGTCCTCCTTATTGGTCTGTCCCTAATTCCTTTTTCAGCTTTTCTGCTATTTTATTGAAATAATCTCTTTCTCCAATAAAATGCATATCGCCAACTGCCTGATATATATTCAATATCTCCAGAACACTCTTATAGTCGTTGCCTCCTCTTTTGTTTTCAACAAGTGCTTTCACAACATCATCAAATCTACTTTTATCCTTTTTATAGGTTGCCAGAAGCATCTCCAGATCATCTATTGTCATAATATAACATCTTGGATCTTGCTCAAATATTTCCGGCAATGAGCCGACTATCATCTGTGTATTGGTCATACTCTCATACAAAAGAAAAACCTTTATTACAGGTTTCTCTCCTTTATATTCCTGCTCTGATGCCTTCAACTGCTCATATGCCTCTTTTATGTTCCTGTTATAAAATATATCAATCTGCCCAACATCCGGCACCTGCTGTTTTGCTCCCAGTCCAAGTAATCCTGATTTTAATTCAAACAAAAATACCGCTTCATCCACTTCAACATAATAATCAGCACTCTTTTTTCTTTCCTCTGGAATCTTATGCCATGAATTCTTGGGCAGATATAAACCTGCCAGTTCTTCAAAGTAATCCTCAAACATCTCTCCAAAAGCAATTATAAATTTGGTTCCCCAATGATTGTTGTGATAGTAATCCCGAATCAGCCAGTACAATCCATCTGCTATCATCATCTGTACCAAATAGAAACTGACTGCAATCGTTTCTTTCGTCTTTTGCGTAATCACAAATGGTTTGTTGTAGAAAATCTGTTTTCGCAATGATGAGTTTCTCACCTGTTCATAGGTCACAGAATAATAACTTATAACCCGCTCCAGATTTTTCTTTGTCAGGATGCTATTTTCTTTTTTTCTATATAACTCTTCCGGTGCGCTTAATGGATCTGGATGAATAGAACACAGCCACCAGATAATCCATTCTACTGCTAACAATTCCTCTGCTGTAAGTCCAAATAATTCGTTTGTAATCACATTGATATCAACTATTTTTTCCCTGTTAATATTAGGCGAACCGATCAGCATATGGTAATTGCGGTTATAGTTCTGATATATCCATGCCGGATTTGCGTATTTAAATTGTTCATATGACATTCCCATCAAATATTTGAATATACTAGGCAGTCCATTATTTCCAATATATTCACTTCCTGAATGCTTATTTTCATACCCACGATACAGGTTGACCACTCTTCCTGCTAATTGTTCTGTCATAATATCATTTCTGTAATCATTGGAATTCGTGATAGAAAGATATGCCATGTTTGGAATATCCCATGCCGATAACATGACTTTTGCCTGCTTATGTATAAAACCATGCTGAATAATGTTTAAAGGAAATGTAATATTACATACCAAATGTTCATCTAATTTTTCTACTTGATTTTTATATATTTCAATAGATTTTTCTGCAAAAAAATAGATAAAATCTCTGGTAGCATAGTTCTTAATGAACCCTTCAAAATCTTTCAACTATGTTTCCTCCTCATAAATTCACAGCTTTTAAGAGTACAGAAAAGACCACTACCGAAGTAATGGTCCTGTATTCCCTTCTGATAATTAATTTTTTTCTAACTCTCTCAACAACTCATCTGGGAGAATTACTTTTACTCTTGAATGCTTAAAATCAGCCGGATTTCGTGTAACAATATAATCTGCCATAGACTCAACTGCACATTCTTCCTGCAGACCATCTTCAAAATCTGAAAATGCATTGTTTTCCAATGCAGCTACTATCTTCTTTTCATTCAAGTCAGAAATCTGAAATATCTCACATAAATTTTTCAGAAGAAATCTTCTTTCTTCCTGACTGAAATTTTTTCTAAGAATATAAAACAAGTTTGGTATGCTATGTGCCGCAAGTATTCCTGTTATTTCCCTTGCCGCACATTTTTCCATAATTCTTTTTGCATCATCAGCATATGGTTCCCGATTGGCAAGTGCATCTATAATAATATTTGTGTCAACCAATATTACCATACTTTTCCTCCCTTGCCTCCTGTAATTCCTTGTCTGCGTCAAAATCTTCTGGTAATCTTCCGCTGAACTTCAGCACATTCTGGAGTGCTTCCATTGCCTGTTTCTTATCTGCAGGTCTGTTGGATGACATTTCCTCAAGATTCTGAAGAATATTAATCACATAAAACATTTTTTCATCTGGAATACGTTCTATCAATTCAACTGCCCGTTCCTTCATCTGTGTCATCATGTACCACTCCTTCCTTTTCTTTTATCATACTGTAAGTCTTACCGCATTTCAATAAATGTAAGCGCGCAGAAAGAATGACAATTTTTCTCACTTAAAATGACAATTCTTTGTAACTTACAATTTTTTATATTTTTTCTTCAATTATTACTATAATATCATCCCATATGAGAAGTTTAAAGTTATATTTAACCCCTTTTGAATTCAAGTTGAACCAGTCTTTTATTTGGAAATTATATATTCATACTCTTCAATACTGATTACCTTTCTCTCTACGCGATCCAGGAGCTGCTGCTTTGTTACTCTTCCATCCTGATACAGGCGTCTCATGCTATTTACAAGTATTCTCATAATAATCCCTCCTCCATCAACTGTAAAGTGAACTCATCTACCATCTTATCCGCGTAATCCTTCATTTTTTCTGTTGGAAGTTCATCCCCTTCATAAGTAAGGAATCCTTCTATATCAGCTTTGATATCATCAAATGTCAATTTCCGGAAGGTGCGGAAGATATTCCCATCATACACATAGGATATTGTTTCAGTTCCATTTTCATCTGTAACAGGTTCCTGTTTTCCGCCTGTTAACACCATTACATCCATACCCTCTATAAGTGGATAAAGTGTTACCGGTTCCATTTCCCTGTCAAATCTCATTTTACGCATTGCATACCGCCTTTCCTGCCTTCAAGGCATATTGGTAATTGTACTTCTTTTTGAAAAAATCTGACCATGTGTTTTTTACCCAGCCGTTCAGACTGTTTAATGCAGCAAAAATTTTACTGCTGATTTTGATTCCTTTTCTTTTATGGAGTTCTATCAGTTTTACAAGGTGCCTTATTTTCAAAAATATCCTGCTCCGCATGGTAAAGGAACGCCTTGAAATCTTAAATCCCATCATATCAATATATCCTGTCCTTAAATCAATAAACCCGCTTCCTTCTTTCAGCTTCAGATGCAGTTTGCTAGTAATAAATTCCTCCATGCGTTTTGCCGCCATTTTTATGTCCTTCATACTGCTTCCCACAAGCAATATATCATCCATATAAAAAAGCTCCCTATGTACCAGATTCACACGCTCCACCGTTCCGTTTTTCTTTCTTCTTTCCTTATACAGTCCGCTTGCATAATGATAAGCAAATGACAGGAAAAAATTTGCAAGATACTGGGACAGGAAAGAACCGATTGCAAGCCCCTTTTCAAAGGTGTTAATCAGAAATCTTACCAGATGCAGGATGGCGTTGTTCTTTATGCTTTTTTCAAGCAGTTCCATAAGTTTTTCTCTGTCTATGCTTTCATAAAAATGTTTTATGTCAGCCTTCCACACATACCGCATATTCGGATTATCAATCCATCTTTTAATTGCCTTGGCTGCCATAAGCTGTCCCTTATTCTTGATAGCACTGCACTGATAAAATCCTATTTTTTTGTTCAGCATTTCCTCTAAGGCATATACGGCTATGTAATCATACAGCTGCTGTTTGATGTCCTGTATTCCGATTCTTCGTATCTTCCCGGAAGAACCGTCAACCTTTGTTGTATACCAGATAGGTCTTACTCGGTAAGCCCGGTTTCTGATTTCTTCTGCTATTCCGTCCACAATAGTTTCAATGGTTCCATTCAGATATTCATATTTTCTTTCCCTTATTATCTGCTTGATGAAGTGTTCAGGTAGACTGGAATACTCTGAAAGAAGCTTTACGGTATCTCTTCTGCCAAGTTTATTCTTTCCACGTCTTTTACCTTTCCTTCTGCCAAACAGACAGTCCCTGATGGCTCTTTCTATTAAGTTCCTGTCTGTTAAATCAATCTTTTTACAATATCTTTTCATAATCGTTTCTTCCCAAAGGGACGTTCACATTAAGTTACTAGCCCCAGCACATTTCTGTACTATCCGATAACGCTTCGGATTTTCCGCTTTGTTGCCTATTTAAGTTCCTTTCGGAAACCAGATTCCACTGGCGAAATGCCACACTTTTCAAATATTTGAAATAAGAAATTCAGACCGCGTAGTTCCAGTTCGCATTCGAAAGACCGTTCCTGCCATTCAGGTAAGAAAGACCGGCATTCGACCCGTTCCTGAGGTTGCCGCGTATGTGGCAAGTCCTGTAAAGGGGAGAACCCCTCTTTGTGCTCCGCCCAAATTCACCCCCGAGCGGCAGGGGGACTAAACGCAGACCGCGAAGTACCAGAGCGCATACGAAAGACCGCCCCCGCCATCCAGGCAAGAAAGACCGGCACCCGACCCGCCCCCGAGGCCGCCGCGCTCAAGTTTCTCTCTAAGCCCTGTTCCGTTTCCTCCATAATAATATCTATCCCCTGTGCCGACAGAATCACCGGATCCATAAAGCCGTGGAAATGATACACCGGATGTAAGGTCTATCCTAATGTCTCCAATCCATTTATCCTGATAGCCAGCATTGGTAACAGAACCTATCTTTCTGTATCCGGCAACAGAGGTATTTGACCATGTAGCTCCGTTTCTGTGATAATAGCTTGTGGTTTCTGCTGTTTCCTTGTTCTGTATTTCATCTAGTGATACATAATAAGCACCGATGCCTTCTTCCACACCACCAAGCTTAAATGCGTGCTTGCCGTCATTTTTCTGCTGTCCGTCAAGACCCAGAAGAGAATCTGTTGTACCGGAGTAGCATGGCATGGATGACAGGTATGCCGTTGAGGGAATATCCTTTGCAGGCATATCCAGATATACCCTGCTTGTGGTATCGTCCACCGTTTCAATGGCTGTAACCTTTACTTTATCCGCAATATCACGCATATAAGTATTACCACGGTCATAGTTGGTATTTGTTCCCGGATTTCCAAGTGATACGCATCCGCCTGCATAACAGTTTGCTGACTGTGTTGCTGTCAGTGTGACGTAATTCTTTGCCGTTTCTGCCTGTGCTACCTTGTACTGGAAATTATAACTTGTGCATCCCTGGAACACACTCTGGCTGTGTTTGGTTGCATATTTTATCCACAACATGGTAAGAAGATAGGCGCTTCTCGCTGCACCGCTTCCCTGATAGCCGGAACCTTTTTTCTGCATTTCTGTGTGACCTGAGTCATGGGAAATAAAATTGTTTACTGCAAGACCGCTGGCACTGTAGAGGATGCCGTCTATTTTTCCCGCATAATATTTTGTTACAATTCCATAACCAAGTACATTTCCCTTATCATCCCTGCACCATGGTGTAGGAACCAATCCCATATCCTCATGCGGTTTGTCCGAAAAATGTATCAGGTAATATGTATCAAAGTCTTCAATCCCCCAATAGGTCTGTGGCACCAATACGCCTACATCTACCTTGCCGGTATAGGAGAAACCATTCTGTCCCACTATCCTTGTAGGTATACGCTTTCCATTGGTGTCAATGATGAAGTTGCAGTCAATGGCAGTAAAAGCATTATGGGTGGCGAAATCATCTTTCCCCGCTGCCAGTTCTGTGGACGGTACCGCCTCCAGTCCTGTGGATGCATTCATCTTCTCCCCTGCCGGGCTTGTACTTGTCTCATATTTTTGGAACTTTGTTGTAAATATCTCTCCCGTTGCTCTTGCAGCAAAATAGGATTTCCAGTCAAACGCGGCAGCGTCTGCCATAACTGCTGCCCCAATCTTCTTAACCTCTTTCAGAATCTCCTGTGATGTGTCTTCGCTTGCAATATATACCAAAATATCTCCGCTTGCCATCCTTTTATACCTCCCTGATATATAATTTGCCGTTTTCCAATGAGAAGCGGCCACTTATTCCAGTTACTACTGTATCAGTTAATGTTATTTTTTCATCCGTGTATGCCTTTGCCTGTGCTAATGCTTTTTTAGCTGATAACGTCTGTACAGTAATTGCTTCATTATTATTTGTCTCCATACTTGATTTAAGAATTAGTCCACGATTTCCGAATATATATAATTGGTTGAATGCCTTTATGATAATATTCATAGTATTTTCAGGAACAATTTCTATCAAATCCTCTATGGTTTTATCTGATATTGTCTCACCTTTTTTTACAATAAGCATTTCATGGGCATTTATAAATACTTCACATTCGTTGAAATAAACACCGCTTTTAAACATAAAATTCTTTCCATAGGATTCCGTTATTTCTTCATTGCTATCAAGAATTTTTACCAGTTTATAATTAAATGAAGAATTTTCACTTCCCAGTAAGTTCATGTAATAAACAATGTCTTTACATTTGAAAACATTAACAATATCATACGCATAACCCGTTGTGGACGAACTTATATTTTTGCTTAAAATAATTTTTTCTCCAGTTGTTATATTCATCTGGTGATATTTATAAGCACCGGCTTGGTACCATGCATAAATAATAAATTTATTTTCTTTTTTTGCAATTTGTATTCCTCTTTGTCCACTATCAATTGAAATATGCTCCTTACTCATTTGAAAATCCGTAAGATTTCCAATATAAAAGTGTATTTTAATATATGAACCATTATACCGAACTGCTGCAATGGTATATTTACCATTATTAAATAACACTGCTACATATTCGATATCATAATACAAATTAGAGCTTGTACCAGTTAATACATTACTTTCATTATTAATTTTTATCTCTTCATATGTTACAAAATCCACTGTTGTAATAACAAGTCCATACTCTCCGGTAAAACTTTCGATTGTTTTTGTCTGACTTCCTACTAAAATAAACTTTGTTCCATCCCACTCAATATCGTTTAATTTACAGTTTTCAAACTCTGGTGTGGAAATATTCCACACTTCTCCATCCATACTATATACTACTGACCCATCCGCTGTAATAGCAGCTAAATAATTGTCATTATATATTGCTTTCACAAAATTTCCATAAACTTCAACTATCATTTTGAGCCAGCTAAAGTCCTTTATTTCTGTTATAATTGAACCTTCCTGTAACGCTAATACATTTGTTTTACCAAGCATTATATCAATACCTCCTGATCAGTATATTTGCAATTAGTTCTTCATTGATATCACCTGAACTTGTCAGTTCCATATATCCATTAAAGGTTACAGCTGTAATAAGAATATTTGAAGCTATCTCATAAGAGTATTCATCAAAGTAAACATCACATAATGATGTTTCTGTTATATATTCATTTCTTATAATACATACCCTATTAGTGAATTTTATTATCACATCTCGTAAAAGAAGTTCTCTTTCAAGAACTTCTTTCGCAATATTTGAATAACTCAGCATCCTGTCTTCAATAAGTTCCAGTTGCTGTTTAATTTCTGTCACATCAAAAGCATTTAATGTTTCCAACAATTTATTCTGTTCTACTATATGAGTATTGATTTCACCAGCTGCAATCTCATATTTGCGCATCATTTCAATAACTCTTTGGTACTGGGCAATAATAGAAAGGAACACATCATCTGTCGGCTCCGTTGATATGTTGTCCCCCGAAATAGACCCTTCAGCAATCTCAATATATTCCAAGGTTGATGTTAGTACTGCAGTTTCTTTTATTCCAAATACCCCTATATACATCTTCCCTTCTTTGTTCATTGCCGCTGAAGGAATTATGCATCTATCGTCCTTATCTAAGACTGCATACTGTACACTGGTTTTATCCTGATAAAATACCGCTGTTTTAGCAAACCCTTCCCACGTCTCATCAAATGTAAATACACAGGAATCATAATTACTGTCACCTGAAGCTATAATTTCTCTATTTTGAATAGTTAATAACTGCTTTTCTAATAAAATATTTATTTGTGCCATACTATCCTTCTCCTGTTACAATTTAAGACAATGTTATTTTTTTTATATCAGCAATACCAGCACTATATGTTCCACCAACATTTAAGCGTAATGTCGGATTACATGGATCATTATTATTTTCACTAATAAAGCAATTTTCTATATCAATTTCAATAGGCTCAAAATCATACCATTTTGTCCCTGTTGTAGAGGCAGTCATTACTGCTACTTTTATTGATTTGCTAGCTCCTTTTGTCCCGTCTTCATTCTTTTCATAATAAAAAAAGTATATTGAAATAGTTCTATTAGAAGCCGAAGCTGTAGTTAGACGGCCTCCAATACGTCCTTCTATTTTTATTTTTTTAAACCCATGAAAATTATTATTCAACCTCAAGAAATCGAATGATGATGATGATGCATATGTATATGCAAAATTAAATGGCAAAAATGGAACAACAAATTCACTGATACCTCCACTATTTTTAAAAGGGACGAATGTATCAGCACCTACACTTTCATCGTACTTATAATATCCCGGATTACCTTCTGCATCTTTTCCGATTTTAACACCACCCAAATAGTTAGATACTATCATCTGGATCTCTTCATCTGTCATTTTAACTTTTCCCAAATCTATCTGTGCCATAGTTAGTCTCCTTTACAACGTATAAATCAAATGTCCGGTATCATCAATGCTGAAGTTTTCAGGAACGGTCTCACTGTCTGATACTAACCACAAATGCCCGTCTGCTCTGATTTCAAATGCATACATTGTACTGCTGCCTCCTGAAGCTTCTCCCGAAGAACCGCTGCCAGCAGCTCCCTTCTCGCCTCTCGGTATTACAAAATTAAATACTGCTGCATTTTTTGTGCCAGAATTCGTTACTGACGCCTGTGTTCCCGGTTCGCCTGTGGTTACTGTACCGATTTCAATAGTTGCTGATTTTCCATCTGTTCCCGGTTCACCATTACTTCCTGGACTTCCATCTTCTCCCGGATCACCTTTCAGACTGTCAATCCATTCTGCTTCCGTCCCAGTAAAACCACATTCAACAGCCGTTTCATATGCTGACTTTCCCGGAGTACCATCCTGCCCAGGTTCACCTGGGCTTCCATCTGTTCCCGGTTCACCTTCTGGCCCAGCAGGTCCTTTCAAATTTGGTGTAACTACCGTTCCTGCTGCCGATTCGATTAATAGCGTATAGATTGTTTCTGTCTGCTCCTGTACCTGTATGATCGGATTGAATGCTGATGAATTTTCTACAATTTCAATTACCTTCTCCTCATTTACATACTGCCGGTCATTTTCCAGCTGTCCAACCGTCTTTGGTATCGTATCTCCTATCGTTTTTACTATGGTTTGCTGCTGTATCTTACTTGAGTCCGTAAGCGTTGCCTTTACTGCTCCCAATGTAAATCTGGTGTTTTCCGGTCTGTCTATAAGCAGAGACACCTTACTGATCAGATATCTTTCACTGATATTGTGAAGCTGTGATACCACCATTGTGTAAGTACATACATCAAGGGCTTCTATCTGCCTGTCTGTCAGATTTAAATCAATGGCTTTGACATCTATGGACTTTTTCAAAAGAATTCCAGTCGAAAGCCTTTTCTCTGCTTTTTTCATAAGATTTTCTGGTAGGGTAACATCATCCCATATTGCCTCTTCCGGATCAGCAAAAATTATTCCATATTCTGAAGCACGTTCCTCATTCACCAGGAAGTCCTTCCCACCATTTACACTTTCAATGGTTATTCTCTTTCCATCTACCTCTGCTCCCTGCGGCCGTATGGCTGTAAAGACATCCGTTGCGGAATTATCAATAAGCAGCTCTATGATATTTTTCCCAAATTCAATATTCTGGACTGATACCTTTTCATAGTCTGCCAGCCAGTCAATATAATCCCCGTCAGTCTCATATCTTACCTGCAAGTGACCGCCCAGTGTACTCTGAAAACATTTTTCTTTTAATGTTTTCCATGTTCTGGCTGCCATATTAGAACTTCTTACTATGTAATTATTTTTGTCTGTTACAGTGATACGGCCTATTTGAAATCGCTGTTTATCCGTCACCTGACTGTTGTGGTTTTCAATAATCCTGTGGAACAGTTCCTCCGGAGTACCGGAAAAATCAAACTCCGGAAAGAACGAATCATTGAAGCAGGCCATCTTCCCTTCACATTTCACTTTTTTTATATTATAAATATCTGTTGAATCATCTGTGACGCGTCCTTTAAACAGGATTTTATCATTTCTTTTTACCATGATTACCGTCTTCATCCTGTGAAGTCTGTCAAATTCCGGATGAGTATCTACAATAGAAAAAGACAGGGTTCCTGCTGTATTGTCTTCCATCTCCAAATCAATATCGTACACGGATCTTGTTTCATCCGCAGGGGCATATATTAATTTGTCATCTGCATAAATACTGTACATTACAGTGCTCCTTCCTGATATCGGAATGTAATCATACCTGTTCCTATCACCCTGAATTTATTGTATTTTTCATGCAGTACAATGCTTGCGAAGGAATATGTTCCGGGCATCAGTTTATATATTTTTTCTTCAAACAGAACATCCATTTTGGAATCAACTGTAATTTCCGGAATCGTGTGCATCCTTTCATTCAAAAGTACTATATTTACGGCTCCATTTACTGCCTCTTTATGGGTAGTAACCTTTGTCTTGTATTTGTATGGGGAGCATTTTGCCTGGATATCTATTACTTCCATATTGCCATTCTGTGAAATACTGGTCACCTTACATCTTCCGGTATAAAAATAAGCTGTATCCCTGTCCAGAATTATCTTTTTCTTCATCCCGTGTACATCTTCAAGCAACTGCTCTGTTTTTTTTCGGTTCAGAGAGGTGAAACGGAAATCTATCAGTCTTGAAGAATACTTGATTTCTCCAAGACTCTCTGACATATCAAGTACCCCGTTCATTCCCGGTACTTCTATCTCTTTTACTTTTGGTTCCGGGATTCCGACCCTCGCGTAATTCATAATAAAATCAGGAGCATTCCCATAACGTGTATCATTGAATTTTACCCCATACATAAATTACCTTATCCTTTCATTTTCCCTGTATATGCTGCCAAGAGAAGAATTTAATCCCGGTGCGAGGGCTCCTACGGCAGCTCCGGTATCAAGCACAACCTGCATATTGGAAAGTTCCGGAAGGTATCTGCCAAGCAGCGTGAGGATAGATGCCAGTATCTGCAGCATTCCGCTCTCCCGTTCTTCCATCGCTTCTCTGATGTATGCCTTTAAAAGTTCTATCGGAGCAATGGCTTCAGGACCGTTTTCTCCTCCAGCCATTGTTTTTCCGCTGACCGGGTTAATCCCGAATGCGGTAGGGTTCATCATAATGCCGCCGCCCTTATACCATTCAACACCAATATGCGGTATGGATGGTGGATTTAAGGAAAAGCCTCCTGACATACTGAAATGTGGCAGTTTGATCTTGGGAAGTTCCCAGTCAAACCGGAAGAAATCCTTCAATTTTTCCACTGCACCTCTTACCACTTCTTTTGCAGCCTCCAGTTTCTGGTGGATTCCGTTTTTTAAGGAATCGAATTTTTCAACTGCTCCGGATGCCAGTTGGGAAAATCCCGATATGCCTCTTTCCTTCATATCATTGATAAGGCTGATTCCTTTTTCTTTGAACTCCTGAATTTTATTCTCGCCGCGGCTTTTCAATTCATTAAGCTTATTGACTGATTTTTCTTTCAATTCCTCAAATCTGCTGACTGCCTTTTCCTTTAGCTCCTCAATCTTTCCTGTGGCCTTTTCTTTTAATTCTTCAACCTTATTAGATGCTTTTTCCTTTAGTTCCTCAAACTTACTGACTGCACTTTCTTTCAATTCCTCTGCCTTAGATACCGTCTTCTCCTTCATTTCATTGAATTTATTTACCGTTTTTTCCTTCAGTTCCTCAAACTTTCCAGTTGTTTTTTCCTTCAGTTCCTCAAACTTTTGAGTTGCATTCTCCTTTAATTCCTCTGCCTTTGCAGATACATTTTCCTTCAGTTCACTGAAACGCTGTACAACAGCTTCTTTTGTATCAGATGCTTTCTGCTTTATATTCTCACCCATATCATGGAATGACTGCTTTATTCCGGACAGGAAATTATCAATAAATTCCTTGAAGCCTGGACAGTTGTCATAAATGAGTTTAAATCCGCCGACAACCGGATTGGCTATAAACAGGAGAATACCCTGCCAGTTACCCTTGACAAAATCTAAAAGCCCCTGCAAATGTCCTTTGATGCCTTCCCATGTTTTCTTCCCCCATTCAGATACCGTATCCCAGTTTTTATAAAGTGCTACACCTGCTGCCACAAGAGCACCTATAATTCCAATCACAATCCATACAGGTGCCGGAATTGCTGCAAGTGCCGGAAGCAGACTGCCTCCCAGTTTTGCTACCAGGGAACCGATTCCTCCAATAATTTTTCCACCGGCTCCTATAATGCTTCCGATAGAGCTTACTACCCTTCCTGCCACTATCAGAACCGGTCCTACAGCTGCTGCAATACCGGCAACTGTAATTATCATTTTCTTTGTTCCATCATCCAGACCAGAAATCCATGTAAACAGTTTGGAAAGCCAGTCAACTCCCTGTCTTAGGTACGGCATGATTAATGTTACAAACTGGATTGCTAATCCCTCCAACTGTGATTTTAACAATGTCATCTGTCCTGACAGATTGTTGTTCATTGTATCTGCCATGCTTTGTGCGCTTCCATCACAGTTTTCAATAGCTCCTTTCAGCTTCTCATAATCCTGTGTGGATGCGTTCAAAATAGCCAGAAGTCCCTTTTTTGCTTCTTCACCGGCAACTGTAGATGCAATTTCTGCTTTCTGCTGTGTGGTAAGATTTTGAGTTGCAGCTCTTAATTCTTCTATCACAGTACCAAAGTCCCTTGCTGTTCCGTCCGAATTATAAAATTCAACTCCCATGTCAGCAATACATTCTGCTGCTCCGTTTGTATTTGTAGCAAGTCTTGACATAATTGCAGCAAGTGACGTACCCGCCATACTTCCCTTGACACCACTGTTTGCCATAAGACCAATTGCCAGTGACACATCTTCCATGCTGTACCCCATGGAACCCGCCATTGTTCCGGCATACTTAAATGTTTCGCCCATCAGCTCAACATTTGTATTCGCATTACTGGAAGCTGCTGCCATTACATCTGCAAATTTTCCTGCATCGCCGGCAGCATATCCCATTGCCGTCAATGCATCTGTTACAATATCGGATGTGGTTCCAAGGTCTGTATTTCCAGCAGCCGCAAGATTTAATATGCCTTCCAGACCACTTAACATATCCTCCGTCTTCCAGCCTGCCATTGCCATATATTTCAAACCGTCCGCTGCATCGGAAGCGGAAAATTTTGTTTTTTCCCCCATTTCCTTTGCTTTTTCTGTAAGAGCCGCCAAATCATCCCCTGTCGCTCCGGAAATTGCAGCCACTTCAGACATCCCATATTCAAAATCTGCTGCAACATCAATTGCCTTCTTTCCTATGGCTATAATAGGCGTTGTTATGGCAGCACTTGCCACAACTCCGGTCTTTGTCATACTGCTTCCAAGGTTCTGAAATTTTCTTGCAGCAGATGCCATGGTGCTGTCCATCTTTGCTTCCATATCCGACATATCCAAAACAATTTTTCCAACAAGGGTAAATAAATCCATGTGACACCTCTCTAAAACGGTTTAAAATTAGCAAGAATATTTTCTGCGTGCTGTACGGCTGCTTTGGCATCCTCCTGTGTTGTTTCCTTCCGGCTTTCTGTTTTCCGTATGCCAGACAGCATATCTTGCTTCCATCCAACAAAGGATTTTTCCTCTATAAGAGCCCTTGACAGATATAGCTGCCACATCTTGTCTTCATCATCCTGATTTACACACATTCTTATAAAGTCTGCCAGTCCTCCGCAGATAATAAAGTTATTAATAACAGGAAAGGGATTTGCGTACCTATGAAGTACCAAATCCCAGAATTTCATTTCACCTATTTCATGAATTTCAAAGCAGCCTTGTAAAAATTTACAAATTCTTCTTTTCGGATGACATCCATAATCATCTGAAGGAAGATATCCAAATCAAGCTTTTTGATGTCTTCTGTCTTCATCCCGGATAAGCCGGAAAGCAGAATATAAACATCCATTCTACAGTCCTCCAGACGCAGCAGGAGCTTATTTGCTATCCTCGTTACCACAACCGTTCCGGCAATAAATTCTTCCGAAGACACATCTTTCTTTTCCGCTCCTGCGTCCTGTGCCTTTTCTGCTTCCTTCTCCGCATCCTGCTCCCCTTTTAATCCGGACAGCAGTTTCTTCCTCTCAAGGAGTTTTTTCATAACAGAGGTAATGTCCTCATCTGCCACTGTCTTTACAAGTTCATCAATTCCAATCTTTCCAAGAATTTTTGCCAGCGGGAAAAGGTCATCTGCACATAACTTTCTTAACTCATAGGGTTTTTGAACTGTAGCATCATTTGGAAATATTCCATTTTTCGTATCAGGAATACTCTCTGCATTTTCATGCCATGGAGCTGATCCGTGCATTGCCATAACATTATTCATGGTATCCATTAAGCGTTACCCCCATTCTGCTGCTCAAGAAAGGATGTAATCTTTTCATTCTTGGTACTGCCTGTCAGCGTATAGCTTCTTGCAGCAGCAATTTCTTCAATCTGAGTTACTGTCATTTCTGCAAGCATTTCCTGTGTATAGGTAACCACCGTCTGCTTCTCTTTAGGATAATAGACAAATACCGGAAGCTTTGTATGGTCATCATCAAAACCTGCAGAACATTCAAATTTACACTTCAGCACCATCTTGTCCTTATTTTTGGTATCTGCCTCGAAACCGGATGTACAGAGCATATTTTCCATAATAACAATTACTTCCGTTCCGTCCGACTTTGTTCCTATGGCAGCAATGTTATCAATGTAATCACTATCATCCAGAAGAGCCTTTGTGGTATACAGGTCATATCCCTCTACATTAGACGCTACCTGGGTTGCCACCATCGACATTTTGATAACATCCGGTGTCAGCTCTATCAGGGAAGCTTCTATAGATGCCTTTTCTCCCTGTTTCTGCATCAGTCCTCTTACATTAACCAATGCCCCGTCTACTTCAATCGGCTCAAAATTTCCTGTTACATTAATTTTTACACCGCCGCTGGTTGCTCCCATAAGCTCACCTGACCACTTTCCTTCCTCATAGATCAGGTTCTTATAAAGTACTGCCGCATTCAGAAGCATATTTTTCGGAGTCTTTTCTGAAATCCCCGACTTTCTGAATTTATCAATAAGTCCCATCATAAACCGCCTTTCCAACGCTTAATCTTAAGCATTATCTGAATTCTGTTTAGTTCCGTATCCGTACCTGTCGGGATATCCGGAATTGTTTTATCATACCAGATACACATACCGCCATTCTTTACCTGCAGCAGCCTGCCTCCTGTCTTTGGAAACATAGCCTCAACATTTTCTGCCAATTCAAGAAGCCTGGTATCCTCCTCTTCCCGATCAAACCCATTTAGAAGAAATTCATATTCCGTGATACCACTCTCATCATCACTTCCTGTTTCATAAATTTCTCCCACCAGATACGGATAAATTATTTTTCCTCTTTTTCTTCTGAAGGAATAATTGATTTTGTTTTCCTTCAGCACCTTATTTACGGCATTTAATACTGCTCTCATACTATATTGCCAAACCTCTCTTTTGCCCATGCAATGATGGGCTCCTTAAGCATGATGTAGGCACGGTATAAAGGTCTGTGTGGTTTTTTTCCTCTGGTAAAGCGCATTCTGTTCTTCTCCACGTCAAAATACCACCATCCGCCTTTTCTTCCATTTCCATTCAGTGCATACTCGCCTGTGCCAAACTCCTCATAAACGGCATTTTCTGCATCCGAACCAATATAGCCGACAAGTTCCTGCTCATCTACGCTGTGTTTCCAGGAACGTCTTGTCCTTCCGGTTCTGACGCGCTGGTTATTCCTTACCTGCGCAGCAAGTTCCCCTGCTGCCTCATGCAGAAAGGAAACTGCAGTCCTCCTGAAGGTCTGTGTGACTTCTTCCTGATTGCTTTCAATGTGAATATCAAAGCTCATCCCTGGCCTCCTAAAAAGCTAAGATAAATTTCCATATGTTCATGCATCCCCATCGGGTCATCATACAGCTTTACCTCATAAATTTCCCCGTCTATTATCATACGGCTGTTTTCTGCTGTCAGCTTCTCGCCTTCCGCATATGGTTTAAAATAATCACACAGAAAAACATGATCGGCATCCGATACTTTCTTTAACAGAAGATTTCTGTTGGTTTCTGCAGATACCAGGTCAAGGAAACCGGTTTTTTCAAGAACCGGCTTCCAGTTATTCTTTTCGCAGCCACAATCATCTTCCGTAATACATTTCATCTGGATAACCGAATTGATATTTCCGCCAATTTTTCCCATGCCTGTCACCTCATCTGATAATAGGGATCAAGAAAGCCTACTATGGAAGCCGGGTACCCATCCAGAGAATTGGAGGCATCCATATCAAAATAGGTAACAGAATGCCTTGACAGTGTTTCAGATTTAATACCGGTCTTTGAACGCATTTCAAACTCCCATTTAAGCATATTTAAAACACCTTCCTGAACGCTTTCCGGATAAATGACCCTGGTAATCATATTGGAAGAGGACATATAGAGATTGCGGTCAACCCTTATGGTATTTTCCTGTATCTCTGTTACCGTGTATACCCCTTCATTAATGGAACCGTTGATTTCTATGGTATCTCCCACTTCAATGTAGGGACTGCTGCCACAGATTACATTATCTCTGGACGGTGCCTTAAATCTCATAGCTCTGTTCTGGAAATTATTATTTGTCTCATCCCGAATCAGTCTTTCCATTGCTTTTATTTTCCGTTTCAGGACATCCTCCGGGATGTCCTGACCAAGATATTCCAAAGCACTCTGTACACTTACAATCATGTCTGCTCCTGTTCTGCAGCTTCAACCTTATATCCTGTTTTCCGGGAAAACCAGTCTGCCGTACCGGCATCAGCAGTTGTTGCGACCCCGTTTTTAAAAGTGACACCGGCAAAGGATTTGTTGATGGCATTACAGCAGGTTATTTTATAAACTTCTTTTCTTTTTGCCTTATCTGGTGTTTCCTCTACAGGTTTCTCATTTGTGACTTCTTCTGTCTTTCCCAATGCCTCTGTTTCTTCCTTTTTACTCTTTGTCATGGCTGCCTCCTATTTAATCTTCAGGTTTCTAAGCACCGCAGCTCCCCTGCTGTTCTTCAGTGCCACAGCTGCAAGCATTTCTACTTCACCAGTCTTTACTGCTCCTGGAGTATTGAAATCAGGAAGGTACTGTGAAATGAATTTTTTCCCTTTCACCGTGACCCCATGGAACGCATCCAGTCCGACCACCATGGCGTAGATATCCGTAAGCCCTGTAACCTTTGCCGTTGAAATTGTTCTTTCCTGCACGGGAATTACCGGCTTTTCCAGATATAATCCGCTCTCCTGTTTCTCAGCAAAGTACCCCATATCCATAAAAGGAATGTTATCATATCCATCCACGGTACGGCCAAAAGCATCCTCGCTTCTGGTAAGGTAACCTGCCCTTCTGGCCGCCGCCTTCAGCTTGGTAATCATGGCTGTATTGGCAGCAATGCAGGTTGCTCTTCCGGAAAGAGCTGCAAGGAACTCATCCAGAAGGTCGAGCAGCGCTTTATAATTTGTATCCATTGCTGAAGCAGTTGATAAATCAAGGAAACTTCCCATATTGATTTCTGTACTGGTACTCTTTAACGCCTTATCCAGACCATCAAAGCTCTTGGTATTGGTATCGCTGTCACCATCAATAACCGTCTTCTGGAACAGGGAGCAGGTTGCCTTTACCTTGGCTTCCGTCTGTCTTGCAATTTCAGATGCCTGTCCGGATGTGCTTTCAATGACACGGTCTACCTGGTAGGAACCGCCGAATACCTTTACTTCTACATCATATTTCTTCCTTGTGGATTCCTGTGGTGTATATTCCTTGTTAATTTCACGGAAATCTGCCACGGAAGGCGTTTCTTCTCTCATGTAACCGTAAGTAAGAGTGCTTCCTGCCCCGTTTGCCACAAGTGCATCATCAAATACCAGCTTATCAAGCAGCAGTGAATTTCTCCGGAAGCTGTCAATCACCTGCTGGTCTACATGATCCGTTCTTCCCTCTCTTGCCTGTGCTAATGTAATCATCCTTATGTTCCTCCTATTCCTCTCCGCCAGAAATCTTCTGGGCAATTGCTTCCTCCAGTGTCTGCGGCTGCATTTCTTCCCCGCCTGTCTGTTCAAGCTTCTTAATATTGGTTCTTACCGGATTGTCTCTCACGGACTGTGCCGCTGTAAACTGTGCAGAGCAGCTTTTCTTCAGATTGTCAACAAGCTCTTCCACACCGGTTACCTTTCCGTTTTCGTCTTCTTTGATGCCGGAAATGCCGCCATCCCTTTCTGCCCGGTACATCAGATATTCCACATCGGAAGCTCCGGCCTTTGTCAGGGCAATCATAACGGCGGTTTCCCTTCTGGTCTTTGCCACCAGTTCCTTCATCTTCTGTACCTCTTCAGAGGCTCCAGAAGCCGCTCCTTTGTTTTTCTGCAGGCTTTCGTTGTCTGCCCTTAATTTCTCATTGTCTTCCTGCAGCTGCTTGATGGTTGCTTCCGGATCCTCCAGCTTGGAAACATGAACTCCATTTTCCTTCATGGCGGATACCAGTGTTGCAATCTGTTCTTCCGTGTAACCCTGGCTTTTGAGAATTTCTTCTAAACTCATTTTTCTGTCCTCCTGTTTTTTTGTAATAAAAAAAGACCTTCTGGTCTTTTTTCTGTTTCTATAAAATCCTTCCTTGGAAGAGTTTTACCGGTATCATCATTCTTCTTTCTTAGGAACATCAAAATCGCCGAGATGATATTCTTCATCCGGCTTCAGCACTCCGTAGAAACGAAGCATTTCTTCTGTTTCTTTTTCAATCTCTTTTTTCTCTTCTTCCGTAAATTCTACCTTTTCCCCCACTGTCCTTGGTTTTAAAGGCTCATTCCAGCGTTTATCTGTAAAAAGAGTTTTATCAGGCTTTCCTATTCTCATCAGCTGACTCCTCCAGAACGTAATAATACTTACCTTCTACTATTGTAACATTTTTAATAAGAAAAACCATATCCCTTTTATAAAGAATTTCTTTTTCCTGCTGGTTAAATTTGGTAATATCCTTTCCTCTCCCTGCATTTTTTATGTAAATCTGGATATTGGCATCTGGATTATATACTTCCCCGCAGGTGCAGCTGACATACTGGCCAAAGCATTTTTTTACACCAACCTGCATTTCTCTTACAAACTGTTCCAGGTCCTCCGGGTCAATGATATCCACTGACCTTTGCAGGTTTCCATGGTATATCGGCATCTTATCAAGTGTAGCATCCAGATTTTCAACCAGTTTCTGCTGCTCCTTAGTAAGTTCCCAGCCGTTTCTCAATGCTTCATTAAGTGGATATGAAGAGAAACTCATGTAATCATAAATGGCTCTTTTATCATCCTCCGTTATATTTTCCGCTGCTTTTTCCTTGACAATATGCAGGTACTTTTCTTTCCACTCCTTGTACTCTCCTGATTTTATACTGACAATATCTCCTGAAAACCTGCTGTACTTATACCTTTCACTGCCAAGAGCCCACCGTGCCCGCTGGTTGACACAGCATCTGCAGTTAATATCTTCCTTTGCAATACCGAAGCCTCCCGGATACATTGCCTTGTTTCCTGTAGAAGGGATTTCAAACTCCTCTTCCACTTCCCTGACCTGACCGTCCAGTTCCCGGTGGGTAGACCTGGTCACGTCATCCAGCGTGGAGCACCATTCCTTTACTACTTCAGCACCCTTATCCTTGGCGTCCTCCATGCAGGACTGCATGGATTCACTTTCCACACGTAACCCTTCTGTCCTTGCTATGGTAAAGGCTCTTTTCATGCTGATGCCGGTTCTTAATGCTATCTGTGCCGCCATGGAACGGTAATCTTTCCCGGTGGAAAATCCCCTTGCCATTTCTGTTTTGACAGTTTCCTTCAGCTCCTCTGCATTTCTATACAGACGTTTTGAAAACTTCATTCCGGCATTTTCCCGGCTGACTGACCTTTCTACCCTTTCCTCATCTATCTGAAGGACAAGTCCAACGCCTTCCTGATGCAGCCCGTACAGGCATCCAAGATGGGCTTCCTGATATACCAGCTTTAAGTATTCCGTCATATCCTGCACATTGGTATCACCCAGCTTGTGAAGGATGGTTTCCAGCTGTGCTTCCAGCATGAGAAGATATTTTGCCTGCATAGCCTTCTCACCCTTAAACTCCGGATCCTCTGCCATTTTCAGGATTCTGCTTTTCACTTCCTTCAAGGCCTCCTGATAATTTTTAGCCAGTTTCTTCCTGATATCCGCCTCCTGATCCAGCAGGGACTGTCTCACTTCCTTCTGGTATTTCTTCATTCAGTGCCTCCCTTACGGCTGCCAGTTCATCTGCAAACCTCTTCCTTTTAAGAACCTCCTCACTGTCCCAATCCATTACCTCACAGAGTTCCTTGATGATACTTTCCTCATCCACCGCTGTCGCTGCGTCCAAAATGGTATTCACTTTTATCTGCTTTGTTTCCGCCTCCATCTTTCTTATTTCTGCATTTTCCTTGTCATTGGTCGGCACCACTGGCTTTATGATAATATCTACATCCTCTGTTTCGTAAGCTGTACCAAATCTCTCATTAATTTCTTCGATGGCAATCTCGAGGGGCGTCATCAGGAATTTTTTCAGCCTGGTAATCAGCTTCTGGCTTTTCATGTCAAGCAGCGTGTAACGGCTCTTTAAAACGATATTGGTTATATTTCCATCACCGGTCTGTGCTGCATTAAATGCCAGTGCTGTCCGGTAAATATTCTTTTCATCAATATCCATCTTGGCTTTTCTGGCTTCGTATGGAATGTTTATGGTGCGGATATCCAGATCACCCTTTTCAGATACTCCTACAACCCTTCTTGATTTGACATTCCACATCAGTTCATCCGTTGACTGTCCCTTAAATCCCTTTACAACATAAATTCCTTCCGCAATATCCTGAAGATTATTGGATAACCCGCAGTCCATTAAATCATAGTCATCAATAATCGGTTTAATCTGCTTTACATCCGAATGCCGGTACCTGTTGTTATCCAGACGCTTAAAGGGAAGCCTCCCTGTCTCTTCATAATAATATTCACTCCCTACCCGGTAAAGGATATGGGGGCATGGATTCACCGGAATATTTTTATCAAGTTCAAGAGAGTTGCCGGACTGGATGTAATAAAATGTCTGCTTTTCATCCCATACCTCCACGCGCACTGCCTTTTTTCCGTTTTTAACGGTTACAGGATAATACCGGATAATGTAATCATTAACCGTATCTGTGTTCTCCCCGTCTTTGACTTCTGCAATTCCCATCGCTTCCGCATAGGTAAACCTAGTTATATTTTTTTCATCCCGGTACCAGTACAGGTAGCCGAACCCATTTACAATTGTATCTACCAGGGTTTCCTGTATCTCACCGAGAAACGCATTGCCGAAATAGGTCTTTAAATATTCCTCCAGTTCCGGATACCCTGACTTAAACAGAATTCCTCCTGACAGGATATAGGCAACCTCCTGCTCTGCAATTTCCTTAAAGAACGGATGAGGCACCCGGATATTGCTTTTCGTAAAATCCTCCTGAAGAAGACCATTCTTATCAACATAGAACACCCTGTAATCCAGGATGTCATGTCTGCCGTTATAATATTTCTGTCCGATTCTGGCCTGTTTCTTCAGCCTGCTGTACTTGTCTCCTGCGATGCAGGACATAATCTTTTCCGGACTTAACATTGCGTTTCCTCCTTAATAAAGCCAGTCATCCACATCCTGTCCCATTTTTTCACAGATACCGGTTGTGGCATCCGGACCGTCATCATGGGCATTCTTTCCGTTTGACTGGTAGGTTTTCATTGCCAGATAATATTCCGGCCATTTATTCTGCCAGTTTCTCGGATAATAAATATGTTCCTGTACCCATGTGGCATTACTCTTGATTCTGGCAACCTTATTGGCTCCCTGGAAAAAGGACTCTATGTGTGTAAAATTTGAAACATACTCATCCAGCAGAAGCTTCTCTACTGCCCTTGCAAAGCCGCGGCCGCCGTTGTTGCTTTCCACATCTGCCCAGGATACCCGAAAATTGAAACAGGCTGCTGCCACATCTTTTTCCGTCTGGCTCATGTCTTTATCGGTATATATGATGTCAAGCACATATGCTTCCTGGTTATACACTGCATATACAATATTGCACAAAAAATCGGCTCCCTGATCTGCCGTATCACAATATGCCTTGACTGCTTCTACCAGTGAATTTCCTTCATCATCCATAGGAAGGTGGTCATATTCCTTAAAGCTTTTATATAAAGCCCCCTGCAGATCTACCGGCTCCTGCTGGTAGTTTGCCATAAAAATGGCCAGAGACATCTTGGCTTTCTTTTTTAAATAGGACTTCCAGCTGAACAGCTCCGGACATAACATCTCTTTCGTCTCTTCATTCAAGCAAGCTTTCATCTTCAGCACATACCAGTCTCCACCGTCCACATCCGCCAAAACCCTGCCAACAAGATCCCTGCTGTTCCATCTGGTCATGTTAATAATCTGTATGGCATCCTCTTCCAGTCGGGAAAGGAAGGTATCTGTATACCAGGAATACTGTTCATCCAGCACTGCATCATTAAATGCTTCTTTATGGTTCTTTACCGGGTCATCTATAATTCCTATGGAACAGCCTACACCGGTAATGGTTCCTCCGAAGCCTGCCCCCAGATAATTGAAAAACTGCCCTTCCAGTGACCACATCTGTTTGGCACTGTCACCATATTTAATATGCACATCCGGAAAGATGTCATTAAACACCGTAAGCTTCCTGTCTATCTTGGTAGCTTCAATGCCGTCCCTGACATTCACAGAAAACCTTCCTGCCAAAATCTCATTGTAAGTAATTGCTATTACCCTCTGCTCCTGATCCTTTCCAAACACCCAGTCACAGAACTGGCTTAAGTTGTAGCTTTTTCCATGTCTTGGCGGTATATCTATGGCCAGATTGTGGCAGGCTGTGTATTCAGCCTGTCCCTCATCCAGCTTCACCTTTTCTTCCTTTGTCACTATCTGCCAGCTGTCAGAGCCCTGATGCTTAATGATACGGTGCTCATAAACAGCCTGAAGCGTATCCGCTATTATCTTCAGGTGAGGCCTTGACTCCCGGAAGAACTTAGGATTTATCAGCTTGTTATACTCCCAGAAACTTTCCCTTGCCTTTAAATACTTTTCCGGCACATGGCTGTTATTTACTTTTGCCTTAAATTCCGATGCAACTGTTCCCATCCCATCCGCTTCTCCGTTTTCCAGCATTTGAAAAAGGATTCAACAGCTGTTGAACCCTAGTGGTATTTTTCATGTGATAAAATTGCAACTGCTATTTCATGCTCCCTCTTCAAGGTTTCCCCCGTCACTTCCATGCAGCTTCTGTATTCCCTGTTCTTTTCTCTCTTGTATTCTTTGCGCCTGATACTGTTTGCTTCTTCCCTGCGCTCCTTTTCCTTCCTGTACTCCGGAAGTGTTTTCATATAAGAAGACAATGCCTGTCTTGATACGCCGCATTCCTCTGCTGCCTTTCCAAGCGGCTTTCCTTCCTTGAAAAATAATTTTTCAGCCTGTTCTTTCCATTCCATAAAACCACCTGCTTTACATTTCTGTCCTCGCATATTTGGGCGCACTAAGGCTACTGCATCATATCACCTGTCAGAAGCCGTTCAACTTCGTTCAATTTGCGTTCAACTAATTTCTCCGAAGGAATTTACACAAAAGGATTAAAACGTCTTAAAATCGATTTTAGAGCCTTACTGCATTTTTTCCATTTCCTCTTCCGTCTGCTGTGCCAAAAGGAGCAGCGTGGAAGCAATTTCCGGATATGACTCGCCCAGTTCCCCGTAAACCTTGTCTTTCAAAAGTTCCAGTGCCACGTGAACAGCGCCCTGTTCCTTTCTTGCCTGCAGCTTCAGTTTTTCATTTCCCACCTGTGCCCTCTGGAGACTGGCAATACTCTTTGCAATATTTGCCCTTTCCTTCGCATCCATGGTATCATCCACCAGTGCCTGCATAATCAGCTGGCTAGCCAGAAGGTTATTGGCTTCATGGAGCTCCGTTGCAGGACGCTCCATGTTGTCTTCTGCCAGAAGTCTTGCATACTCCTTTGCAATCCTGACGGATTCAAATTTATTTAAAAATTTTCTTCCATAACGTCCTACACTGGAAAAATGTACCTCTTCCCCCTGCTCCTTAAGATATCCTGCAATATCCTGATAGGTTTCACCGTCAAGAAGCTTCTCCTCCACCTTTTTCTTTAAAGGCTCCGGAAGCGTATCAATTTTTCCATGACTTCTGTTCTTTTCCATTCTTATTCTCCAATTCCCGGAACAGGATGTCCATTTCCTTCCATAAGGTCAATTCCCTCAGCCGTGATTTTTACAATTTTTCTGGATATATTCAGCTTCCTGTTTTCAATTACAGTTAAGCTTACCAGATTTTTTGCCTCCAGATAATCTACCTGACGCTCCAGTTCTTCTCTTCCTGTTTCTCCCGTATGGGTAAACGCTGCCGCAAGCACATCCATGCTGCAGCCATCCGGAAGTGCCTGAACACACAGCTGCAGGATTTCTTTTCTTAATATTTCTTTTGTTGCCACATCAATTAAACTACTCATTAAATATCACCCCGATGTCTTCCACATCCCTTTCTGCTAAATTTACTCCTGCCGGTGTCAGCCAGATGAGACTGTCTGAAAAAGTGTCCCGGTTCACTTCCACATGAATATACTTCTTTCCCTCACCGCCAAGATAGAAAATAACCTTCTTCAGTTCCTCGTCAGAAATGAACCCCTTTGAACGCAGTGTATTCTTCAGACTGGAAATCCTGATATCAACTCCATAGGTCATATACAGTTTTTCAATCACTGCTCCCCGGAGTAGCTTGGCTTCCGTTACTTTAATTTCATCCATTGCTGACTTTCCTTTCTATGGCATCAAGCCTCGTTTCAGTTTTGGAAAAGGAAATTTCAAGCTTCGTAAGGGCTCCTTCCATTTTTCCAAGAGATTCTGCTATGTTATCCAGTGTTCCGAGCATCCTGTCCTGACTTGCCATAAGAATGCTTTCCCTCTTTTCCGCTTCCTGTCTGATCAGCTTCTCCCTGCGCTCTGCCTCTTGGCGGATGATTTCTTCTCTTTTGGCACTTTCTGCCATAAGGTAATCTTCCCTCTCCCTCACCGATTTGTTATTTGCCTCCATGTTTGCCTGTGCCGTTTCGTAGGCTTCCTTTACCTTGTTGTCATCGTTTCTGGAACGGTTAATAAAATACCAGACAAACATAATAAGAAGGACTGTTGTTATTCCTGTATCCATCACAAACTTCATGATTTCATTCATGCCTACACCTTCCATGCCTGTGCCTCCCATATCCGCAATACCGGCAGCACACCTCCCTGCTGTTACTGTGACGATTGCAAGGGCTGTTGTCTTAAGCTTCTTATCCATTGCCGGTATCCCTTTCTTCTATAATAACGCATTCCATGTTTTAGGACCTGCCACGCCATCCGGTATAAGTCCATGTATCTTCTGGAACGTTCTGACTGCATCCTCCGTCTGGGAACCAAAGATACCGTCTGCCTTAATTCCAAGTTCCTCCTGAAGGAGACGTACATATTCATTTCTGTCATTGTATTTTACCGTAGCAGTAAGTGTCCCCTTTATCTCATAAACAGCAACTGCTCCAAAGCCATCTACCTTATAGTAGTTTCTGTCCCATTTATCCTGCTGCCAGAAATATTTCTTTGTTCTGGTATCCACATGGACAAAACCTCCTGTGTATTCATACAGTCCAATTCCTAATGCACCTTCCTGCTGCAGGTATTTTGCAGTTTCTCTTAATGAAACACCCGTTACCGTGAAATCAGCAGCCTGCCCCTTTACATGGTAGGAAGACCTGGCACCGCCTACATTGTGGTTATGCTGCTCAGTTCTGTAGGCACTGCTCACAGATACCGGTTTCCCAAAATGACTTCTTACCTTCTGGAGAAGGTCTACCAGTCCGCTGTCAATAAATACCTGGTCGCTTCCATCCTTGCACCGGAACTCCCGCAGCCGAAAGTTTGTTTTCCTGCCATTCCTTGTAATAATCTTATCGCCATCCACAAAAATGCTGTATGCATGAATGCCTTCACGTAGCTCTATGGTATCCGGCTCCACCGGATCCTGTTCCTGCTTCTTAAAATCGCGATAACAGTAGGAATGGTCAAACCTGCTTGCAATACCAGGAATGCGGTACTCACTTGTATGCTGCCACATATCATATTCTGTCTGGTTATACCGGCATACACTGTTGTACTGTGCCACCCAGATGCTGTACTCCTTAAGTTCATTTGCAAAAAGCCGTGAGGAAAACCAGCTGGTAGATGCATAGACCCCCGCTCTTCTTCCAAGTTCCTCCAGTCTCTTCATAAAGGCTAGTGCAATATCCGTTCTCTGCCGGCGGTCAAGATAATCTGCACGCCCGTTTCCCTTCTGATTGCTCAGCTCGCTATCATAATAGGTAGGATACAAAGGTCTATACTCTTTTGTCATTTCATAACAAAATTCAGCTTCTGCCATGGCTTCTGACTCTGTTACGGCCTGACTCATAAAATAAAAACCATAAGGAATACCTGCATTCAAGATACCCTGCATATGCTCTCGGAACCCTGCATCCTCTTTAATGACACCCGCCGTATATCCTCTGTAACCGATACGCACGATTATGCCGTCTGCATACCGCCTTAAAAGATCATAATTATTTATCTGATTATATTTTGAAATATCAAGTAAGTGTGCTTTTATCTTCAAATCCTATTCCTCCCGGATGCATTCTGTTCTTACCGGCTCCAGTGTCTCTACATCTACCTTTCCCTGTACAATAAACCATGTAAGCAGAAAAGAGCTTCCAAAATACAGCAGCAAGACTGTAAAAACCAGTAAGACCAGGATCCACCCATAATTCTTCTTATCCTGCATTTTTAACCTGTGTAATGGCCTGTTTTACCTTGTCATACCCAAGCATGGCTGCCAGCCAGTTTCCAATTCCCATAATGGCAAGATAAACGCTTGTAAGGGCATTAAACGGTATCTGGCAGTTCACGTAGTAAATTGCTGTACCTCCGCATCCGATGACAAGTGCTACAATCAATACCACTATGTTGGATGCATATTTTACTTTCATTTCATCCAGGAACTTCTTAACTCCCTCCACCACCACCGAAGTGATTGCTGCAAATGCCATTAACAGGGCCAGCATGGTTTCTACTGTCATTTCTTCTTCCTCCAATCATTTTTGAATATAAAAAAGCCACATACAGTTTTCCTGTACATGGCTATCTTACCAGTTATCTCATTTATTGTATTTTGTACGTTACATTTTATTATGGAAAGACAGATAAATCAGATACCGATGTCTGCAAAATTAAGCTGCCCTGGTATCTGCTTTTTAGCACTGCCCTTCACGATCTTATCCCTGACAATGTTATACACCGTGCTTTCTGATACCCCGTATGCTACTGCCAGCTCCCTGATATTGGTTCCGTCGTACTCTTCCAGTATCATATGGTAAATCTTATTCTTTGCCAGTTCCCTCTTCTGAGGAATATAAATACCGCTGCCGCCGAAAATATCTGTCAGGCGGATAAGCCCCTCTATCCCTACTGCCTGGGCAATCATCCTGTGCTGTTCCTGAAGGTCTTCCATTGTCAGCTGGTCAAGTATCTTCTGTTCTGACTTATTCATTATATGCCACCTTTCCAAAAACCGCAACTTTTTATTTTCCGGCTGCCTGCATCTTCATCCTCTCCTGCATCTGCTTCAGGGCTTCTATCAGGTCACTTGCTTTTTTTCTGTCCAGCCATTTATAGCTTCCAAGCCGGAAACCTGCTCTGTCCGACTGCAAAAATCCATCCAACCTTTCCATATCCGGCTTTCCCGTTTCCGTTACCCATCCGATGGCTTTCATCAGTCCGAATATGTAACTCATCTGCCTTGAAGAAGCTTTTTCCTGACCCTTCGGTGCTCCCGGTCTTCCCTCCAGCGAATCAATCAGAAGAACTGCCTCTGACCTGCTCAGGTTTGAAAGGCTGTCTCTCTTTGTCAGCATCTGCAGATGCTCATGGAGCAGATCATTATCCATTCCCCGTTCTCTTGCCAAGGCAAATATCTTTTTTATCTGTGCATAGGTTACCGCTTTTTCTACTCTTCCCATTTTCTTTCCTTTCCCGTCAGGCTTCAGCTGCTGCAAGGGAATCCTTGTCCGTTTCGTACCAGAAGGTATCTGTCTTCTGCAGATAGCCGCCCACCTTAAGGATTTCCTCTTCCGGATACTGCTTGACGGCATCCTTATTGATGGTTTCCTTTACATTGATGCAGTCAAACATCCCATGCTCACGGAGTTTTCCGATTACCTCTGTTACTGCTGAAGGAAGAAGCAGCTTGGTACTAAGCCGGAAGCCTACCTTTCCAAAAGTCATTTCCCTGCTCTTGCCCTTCAATTCCTCCTTATGTATGGTAGTAAATTCCTTGATTTTTCCCTCATTCAGCTTAATGGCTTCTTTATGCTCCTTTGCATCTTCCTCCGCCGCCTTCTTGATTTCTGCAATCTGCCTGTTCATTTCTGCTTCAATTCTGCTAATCTCGTTTTCCGCATCACCCATGCTCTTAAGGCACTGGTCCACCTCTTCCCATGTTTTGAGTTGCGGTTCTGTAACTCTTTTTCTTGCCATAGTCTCCTCCTTCTATGATAGCCCGCCTGCTTTTCATGAATCATCTTTGTGTATCCATCCTCTTCAAACAGCAGAAAAATATCCTTTGAACTGATGTAAAACCCTGTTACAACATGCTCACAGACATATCCTTCACAGTATTCCGTTATCCTGCTGCCAATTTCGCATGGTAACGTAATCCGTTTCATGAAAAGCTCCTTTTCTTTGTTTTCCCACTCTGCATCTCTCAATCGGGCTTGTGACCGCCTTCGGCTGCATTAGGAGGGTGCCCTTAGGGGAGAGGGTGGCACCCTTTGTACAAAATCAATTATGTTGTATCGTTCCTGCGTCACTTTTTTTCTGAAGGAAAAGCGGAATTTCAATATCCGGTTTATCTTGAAGCGGTGATACATTTGTCCTTTTTCTGGCTGCCTGCTGGTTCGTAAACCGTCTGATACTCATGCGTTCCTGCGAAAGAGCTTTAAAAATCGCTTCCTGAATTATGTCAGCCGCCTTTTTCTCGCTGTCCTCATGTCCTTCAAATACTAATACTATCTCTCTCATTTTCTTTACTTACCTCCTACAGATTGCATATGATTTCCCTTTCCAATGCTTCAAAATCGTAATCGTTTTTCATGTACTGATTGAACTGGTTCTCTTTCCTGATGCTCCCGGTAATTTCCTTCTTTTTCTGCAAATTCCGCATGATGCCGATGGTATAGTTTTCTTTATATCCCTTATACTTATCTACATGGATTCTTAATGCCTCTGCCACCACATCCCTATCAAATCTTTTCCATTCCTCTTCCACCCGGCTTTTTACCGACTGGGCAATTCTTCCGGATTTTCTCGTACCTGAGAGAATACGCCAGTAATTCTCCTTTAATTCCGCATACTGTTCCATGCTGCCTCCTATCCGATGTTCATTTCCCGAATCATCTTAGTAAGTCCGGTTTCCGTAATTTCTTCAAAGACTGCTGCCGTATTAATAAATACATTGACAGCTCCCCTCAGTCCATAATTGGTGCGGCATATCCGGTACAGAATGTCCATAGCACTTTCTTCCTTTACATAGCCGCCGAACACTGCCTGAACATCCTCTTTTGTGATATTGGCTACCAGCACCTGCTTTCTCATGCCGATTCTGGAAAACAGCTGTGCAAAATCAGCCCGGCCGCTTCCCTTCATCTTGGTGTAGACCTCATCATTTCCTATCATGCAGATTCCCACACCGCTTTCATCACTGATGCAGCGCAGGTGGTTTAATGCACGTACCGTCAAATGCTGGGCTTCATCAATTACCAGCACCCGGCCGGAGCCCCGGAGCTTGTTGATGATTTCTGCTGTCTGCTTCCTTGCAACTCTCTCCCTGACGCCTAACTGGTCTGCAATTAACTCATTTACTCCTGTAATAGATGCATAGGTTGGAGAAATGGTAACACCGATTGCCAGTGTGTTCTTAGCCAGATAATTCCGAAAAGCAACCGTTTTTCCAATTCCTGCATCCCCATACACCACGGAAATCTTCCCCTGCAGGTGACTGTAACGGATGGCATTGGTTACCTGTCTGCTGATTCCGGTTTCCACAAACTCCGGCTCCTTCGGTGCTACCTTTTTCTGTACATTGATTGCTGCCAGCTCCTCAATCTTGGTGGTAATAGTGTGAGGTGCCTTGTAATGGCCTCCTATGTACCCGGACAGGGCTCCCGGTGAGATACCAAGCTCCTGTGCCACACCTGACTGGCTCTTTCCTGTTTTCTGGATATAATCCTTAATCCAGAGTACTGCCTGTTCATACGTCATCATCTCGTTTTCCTTCAACATTTTTCTTTCCTCCATTTACTATTTTTGTTTCGCCTTCTCCATTCTTTCTAGCGCCTGGCTCCAGTCAATGGGTTCTGCATATCCCACCGCCCTTGCCAGTGTATCCTTATTATCATCAATCGCCCGGATTGGTGTAATAATTCTGGGGTTCAGCTTCTCTTCCTGCATATTTGCTTCTGCCTCACGCAGTACCAGCTCCAGTGCATCATCTGCTTCAATATTTTTCTGCTTCTTGTATGCCCTGACTGCCTTTTCCAGCGTTCTTCCCTGCCGCATGGCTTCTGCAACCTCATCCTTGGATGCGAAGTAACTTAACGGGTTCTGCTGCTGCGCCGTGCACAAAAACCGGTCTTCTCCGTCATAGACCCGGATTTCGGAAAGCTCATCCGGATTATATCTGACATAGACCTTTTCATGGTCATGCTGCATAATCAATTCGTCCGAATAATAGCGGATATCCATTCCATAAAAATTTATCTTTACACCCCTGTTTACGGTCTGCATCCGGCTGGTACGCATCATCATCAGGTTCAGTTCGTCTGCCGTGGCTGTACGCTGCTCATACAGACAGGCTGCATATACCTCATCCTTTGTCTTTCCATACATCCCTGTACCGGAATGGGAGTCCTTATTGAATATGCCCTGTATGTACTTGTCCACGTACTGGCGGAAATCATCAATAATAAGGAAGTTCTCTGCTTTCTTTCCCAATGTCTTAAGCCGCTCCGGTCTTTCCAGTATGGTGCCGCCGGTATAACCGTTAAACAGCTTGGAGAAGCCCTCTTTCACATCCAGGAAAGCCCTTTCAATGATTTTTGCCCTGGCATTTTTTACCAGTGCCGTCCGGAACTCTATCTGCAGGTGTTGCAGGATGGTCATGGGCTCATGCTCATTGGATACCGCACTCTTGCGGAAACCCCGGCCGCCGATATCGTGTGTCAGGAATTCACGGCCGTTATCGGAGTAAATCCGCTTCGGTATGCCGTACCGCTCAATTCCTCTTCTTAATGCCTGCAGGGTGGCATCGGAGCTTGGTGCATCCGTCACGTACCAGCCCACCATCTTCCGGCTCCTGACATCCAGAAATCCTGTAAGATATACCCTGATGGGCTTTTCACTTTCCCCGCCGTTTACAAAGATATCAAAGGTATGGTTATCGCAGACCCAGATATCATTGCTCTGCAGATCTTCATAGCTCCTGCTGATATAATTGGCACATTCATCCCGGAATGCTTTCTGTCCCAGCCGGTAATATTTCAAAACCGGTACCGGAATGCTTCTCTCTATTTCCCTGGCAAAGGTGGCACTGGATGCAAGCGGCAGCAGCTCCTGGCTGTACTTGTCCGGGTGCTGGCTGATTTCCAGCTCCGTCAGGTGGATGCACAGCTGCACCGATTTCTGTGACTGGTCCAGATAGTAGTATTCAAAGATATCAAATACCTCCTGTGGTATCGCCTTTTTGTGCTTTCCGTGCTTGCCCCGCCTGTCAACCAGTGCGCCGGGACCGCCTTCCTTTAATTCCTTTGCCTTCCGGTACAGGATGCGTTCCGAGAACCTGATGTCCGGGTACTTCCCATTCAGATAAGAAACATACTCTTCCGTGGACTGCTTCTTTGTCTTTCCCGGAGGCCGGTAGCTGTCCCATTCTGCCAGAATATCCTTCCAGAAGCTTACCTCCAGCCGCTCATCCGCTGTCAATTCCTCCAGATCAGCCGTCACCACCACCAAAACCAATTCCTTCGGTTTTCCCTCTTTTCTTGAGTGGATACGCCTGTACTTGGCAATCAGCTTCGGCTCTATGGTGGCAAGGGGAATCAGATAATTAAGTCCCTTATTCCCACCTTTTCCCCAGGCTTCCTCCACTGTCAGTTTTCCGTCATTTATTAACTTAACCACATACCGCTCCGTACATCCCCGGAGCTGCGCGTATTCCTTTACCGTCAGTTGTTCCATGTTTCACCTTCTCTGCTTGACTTTCTTTCCTTTTGGTGTTACGCTTTTTTTGCAGTAACTTCCTTCAACATGAGTTATTGCTTTTTCCAGGCCATGCCCTTCGCCGGGCATGGCTCTTTCCATTTCTATACCGCAATATCCACAAATTCAAGGACCTCCTTTATCCGGCGCACGTTCTCCGGTTTCCGGTTCAGCCCCACCAGTACATCATGGACCACCCGGTAATTAATCCCGCATTTGTCTGCCAGTTCTCTCTGGGTCCATCCCTTTCTGTCAAGTTCGCTCTTTACCCTGACGCCAAACTCTGTCAGCTGTCTCTTTCTGGCCATCCTCATTCCTCCTTTCGGTGATACCCGTTTTTTAACTATGCCTGTATTCCGTGTAAAATAAATATCAGCAGTAACAGGTTAAAAATATCCAATATAGTATTTATTTTCAGCATCAAGCATATTTTTCTATATATCAGCCATTCCCCTTCCCTGGTTCTTCTACATAAAATACCATAACGGAATGCCCGAAAATATTTTGTCTTATGCCATCTTCAAACATTGAAATATACCTGTTTTAATCTGACGAATGAAGCAGCGTTTAATTTGCCGGATAACATTTATACCGCCTTTCCCATCCACCAGTCTGTGATACTCCTCTACATCTTCCGGCGCAACATCCATGTTCCAGTCGATTGCAAGCTCCACTGTATTGATAAAGCCCTGCTGCTCCGGAGTAAACTTTTTATCTTCGACTCTTCTCCTTTCCTTGATTGCCTGCGGCTGTTACCCTCTACTTCTAGTGGTTGCCCCTTTTTTTTCATTATGCTACTATTAAAATTGCATCTACGGAATTATCCGTAATTTCATTGTAATGCGATAATATCGCAATGTCAATATTTTTATGCGAATTTATACGATTTATTATGGAGGTTTTATGGATAAACTATTTGAAAGAATACAAAAAGAAGCTGATAAAAATGGTATAACTGGCAAAAAACTAGGAGAATTGCTAGGTTTGAAGAAAAGTCCTATGACAGATTGGAAAAATGGAAGGTCCATACCAACAACAGAACATATTATAAAGATGTGCGATATTTTCGCAGTTTCTGCAGACTATATGTTATTTGGTCTCTTAGCTCCTACAAATTTATCAGATGATGAGATTTTATTACTTAAACTATATAAAGAACTTCCAAATGAGGAAAAAGAGGAATTTATTGCTATATTGCAAATAATACACCAAAAGGTTGAAAAAAGAGAAAAGAGAAAAATAAAATCATCCCCTTCCAAAGATACCAATGAGACTGCCAGCAGTTTTTGATTGTTTAAAAAGTGTTCAACTAAGTTTAAATATCGTTTAAAAACGTGAAAAATGCCTTGATTTTATTGCCATTTTTTTATTTTTTCATTCCTTATACGGATTTATCCGTATTTTAACAATTATTGAAGAACTAATTTTGTAACATTAATAAAGGAAGATTTGCAATTTTAACAAAAAACCTATTTAGTTCCGCAATAATTTCTTAATTCTTGAAAAATCTAGTATTTATGCTTGTTTCAGATTGCGGAACCATTTTGTCATAAAGTGGCATTTAGTTCCGCAATAATCCTCTTTACATTTTTCTCTATCTTCAACACTCTTCAACTAACCGTTCAAAATTCCCATTTTAAGCCATTTTTAGTGTTCAACCAGTTGAAGTCTTTTGAACATAAAAAAGTGAGCTGTTTTCAACTCACTTTTTACCCTATTTTTCTTTCTCACTTAAAATGACAATTTATTTTTTGATATGCCTTAGAAACGTTGTATTTTCGGCTTTTTTCAGCTTTTACTAGGTTTTTTCATTTTTTTGTTTTTTGTCATTCTTTATGAGAAATTACAATAAATTATTTCTTAAAAACGATCCCCCTGCTGATATTGATATGCCTCCTCAAACCTCACTGCTCCATTGATCCG